ATTGGAATGAGCAGTGCGGTGATAGAAAGGATTACAATTGAAATACGTATTTTATATTGCACTGCTAATATTCATCTGGCATGCACTACCATTCTTATTTGCTAGCATGTTCTTCTTCACAGCAGTACCGTTATTATTTAATTAAAGGAAAATTATGTACGATATAGTTCAAAACCCAATTCCACGTTCAGGCTTCTTTGCAACTCCTACATTAGAGCAGATCTCTGATCAGATCGAAGTATTTCCTGCAGAGCAAAAAGCTCAGCTCTACCTAGTAATGCAGATGACTCTAAATGCATGCCATAAATTAGTAGAAGAGAACATTCTTTCTAAAGAGGTGTTCGGACAATGATATTAGTTGCTGAAACAACGTTGTGGAAAGAAGCGATTCCAAATCACTGCTATCTACTATCAGACGACAAGTCTAAAATGCACGGATATGCAAAACACGGGTCTTCTCATATTGAGATGATGAAAAAGCCAATAGGCTTTGATACTAGGGGCCGTCAATTTACGGTGCTTCATAGAATCGCGGAAGAAGATCAAGGGCGTAAAGTCGAAGGCTCAAAAGGCGCCGTATATTATGTTAAGGACAATAAGTGCACATGTCCAGGATTTAAATTCAGAGGAGAATGTAAGCATGTTTAATACACAGGCATCTAGTAGACCCCGTCTAAAGAACGACACTTTAGGAGAGGATACTCTTAAGCGTCTATATGACGCGTATACTACCATGGACGATCTAATGTTCGAGGCATTATGCGTATCAGTAGTACAGGCAGGCGGTGGTAAGCAGCCAATGAAGGACTCTATCATCAATGCTATCTACGATACGAAGTCTAAAGGAACTAAGCTAAAGAAAGCTCAAGACTTTATTCTAGCGGGGCTTGGCTTAGGTGTCTGAGTGGATCTGGTTCTGGGAAGGGATCCTGCTAATCGCTGCAGGGTTCCTAATTGCATGGATCGTTGCTAAGACTCTAGACTAGGCAGGGGGGGGTATTTTTTATTCCGGATCCAAAACCTTGCCCGTACCTTATATCAGTCGCTCCAGATTCCCCTCTATTTTGCATTTTATTGAAACGCGTTCTAAACAAAACGACGTTGTAAAATTTTTTCGCAGAAAAAATCCATAGAAATTGGCGGTCTGAAATTTTCTGCGGGGGAGTTGACTATAGATTGCGTTTCCTGTATAGTAGGAAAGAAAAGGAGAAGTGTATGACTACTTTCACAACAGAAGACAGAGAAGCTGCAGTAGATCCGTGGGAAGACTATAAAAAGGATTGTACTACAGATAACTTAGTGAAGATTGCTAAGAAGGCTGGATTCGTTTGCCATTACGATGAATTACATAAGTTTCACTCTATTATAGGGAATCAAGATGATCTACGTCGGTTCTATCAAATGACTGCAGGACAGATCCTATTAGATGAGCTAGCAAGAGATGCTAAAGAGCTAGGACTCTATAACGAAGAGAAGTTAAGGGATAATGGATAGTAATACAGCATACAAAGGAATACCGCTTCCTCTTTGGAAAAGCGATAAACTACTATCAAAGCTAACAGAAAGAGAGCTAATAGAGTTACATGGTGTAATGTATAGTGCTCTACTAGATTGCGTAGAGGATAGAGTAGCAAATAGTGAAATGATCGAAGCAAAGTTAGTTATTGACCATATAAAGGATAATCTAGGAAATGAGCCGAAACCGTGACCTTTTTATTGCGAGCGTGCATGTACTAAAAAACCGGCCTAAAATGCTGAAGGAGTGTTTAATTGAGGCAGAGAAACAGAAAAAAACCGGCGAATTAACTGCAGCGGACCTTGACCTTATTATTGCTATGGCTAGGGGTATACACCGCGATTTAGTGGATGTAAAGTAATTGTCAGAACCCGTTGACTTTTTATGAGAATAACGTGATAATAGGGGCATGGTGAGAAAAACGCCTACTTTGATAAACGTTATTATGGAGAAGTAAAAATGGCACACATGATTGAAACAATGGCATATGCAGGTGAAGTTCCATGGCACGGTCTAGGTACTAAGGTTCCTGCTGATTTGAGTCCTGCGCAGATGTTAGAAAAAGCAGGGTTAGATTGGTCTGTAGAAAAAATCCCCGCGTTTGCTAATATTAGCGGTAAGCAAGTGAATGTTGGATGGTCTGCGCTAACACGTAGTTCTGATGATTCAATCTTAGGTGTAGTATCTAATGATTGGAATCCAGTACAAAATAGCGAAGCATTCCAGTTCTTTGATGAGTATTGCCGTGCTGGTGATATGGAGATGCATACTGCCGGTTCTTTGAAGGATGGCCAGATTGTATGGGCTCTTGCTAAGGTAAAAGACTCATTTGATTTGTTTAAGGGTGATCAGGTGGATAGCTACTTGCTGTTTACTAACCCGCATAAGTTTGGACAGTGTATTGATGTGCGGTTTACACCAATCCGCGTAGTATGCAATAATACTCTTACGCTCTCTCTTAACCAGCGCTCTGATCGTGTAGTTAAGAAGAACCATAGAACTGCGTTTGATGCTAATGAAGTAAAGCAGACTCTTGGTATTGCTACGGAGAAGCTGGCAAAGTATAAAGAGATGGCTGCATTCCTTGGTTCACGTAAGTATAAGGAAGAGACTATCAAGCAATACTTTAACCGCGTATTCCCTGTTATTGCATATGATAAGGAAAAGGGTCCGCAGCGTAAAGAGTTGTCTAAGAGCGCTACTCGTGCATTGGAAGTTGTCCATACACAACCTGGTTATAACTTTGCAGAAGGATCTTGGTGGCAGGCATTTAATGCTGTAACGTACCTGACTGACCATGAGATTGGTCGCTCACAAGATACACGTTTACAATCAGCATGGTTTGGTGCAAACAAGAACCTCAAGATTAAAGCTCTTGAGACTGCTGTAGAGTTTGCAGAGGCAGCGTAATTGAAAGAGCCAAAGACCAAAGAATGGTTAATGGCTCGCTGTAGATTTATTGTATCAGACAGTGAAGGACCGCTTAGGCGGTTCTTTACTTTAGATGAAGCAAAGCGTTTTATGGGAGAAGATCCGACGCTACAACTAACTATCTTACCAAGACCAAAGAAAGAAATAATCAATCTTTCGTCTTTTGAGGATGCTCTATTTTAGATAAATAAAGTTGTAGTAGGATTAAGCAATTGTTGTATATCCTTCAGATCGAAGGCGTTGCGGACGAGGGTTCGATTCCCTCCATCTCCACCATAAAGAAACTATGACACACAAAGAAGAAAAACGACAACTAATACTTTTTTGCGTACCTGCAGTAGCAATTATACTTGCATTAGTTTTTTTATGATGGGGATGACAAGGTTTCGACGGGACGAGCTAGAGAAGACGGCAACACGGGAATGTGAAACCCGTTAGGATTGGGGATACCCGGTCGTAGAAGCAAAAACGTAAACGCAAACGACGAAAAGTTCGCATTAGCAGCCTAAACGCTGCTTAGGGTTTGGTGGGTTCCTCGTAACAGAATACCCACCTCTTTATAAAGGGATTGTATGTCATTAATACCACAAGAAACATTAGACACAGGCTACTGGGCTCACACATGCAGTGCAAAGAATGCAGCTCTTACCTACACGCCAAGCCGTATTAGATGCTTTGCATGCGATAAAACAAAGACGCAAGCGACTGCTGATGGGGAATTATTAGCACCTACAGAATAAGGATAGATTATGAGTAAAGAATTATTAGCCGAATACGTTGATGTAATTGATCAAATACAAAATACATTGATTGTAGAAGAGATTCCAAAGACTACAAGGGCCGTTCTTGTAGAATCAATGAAAGAGATTGAAAGCTTACGGAAAGCCCTGACGTTATTCTCAGATGAATTTGAAAATATTCAAAAAATGGATGAGGGTAAAGCCGCACAGCAATAGCAATGTAGGAGTTGTACGATATAAATACTCCTACCACCACAGATACAACTATACAGAAGATGCATACAGACAGCTTCTGCTTTTTCAACCCAAACTCCCCAAGCTAACGTATCTTATTCAATGTAAGCAAAAATGGGGCGTTGATTTCTGTCTTCAAGTCAGATTTCTTACTTTAGAGGAGTGTACTGCCTATAAGGAAAACATCGAGAAGTTTGTCCTTGCCACATATTGGAAGGACGCAGCAAAGCGATTGAAGCAAAGAAGGACCATTGGTCTTCTTAAATCGGATTTGCACAGAACGATTGGAAAGCCAGATTTTTTGGTTTCCCTAAAGCAGAACTAACCCATAAAGCTCTAGCGTACTAGCGTACTAAACACAAAAACCAAAAAGTACAACTTGCGCCGCATACTAATGCAATAAAATGCTAGTAGACATTTATGCCGTCTTATGGTATAATGCATAGAGCTGTAACAAATAAAGGAGGTATTATGAATAGGACACTTTCCGTGCCTAAACTTAAAAACTTCGAACTAATGTTCAGAGGAGTTTTCTTTTTGGTAGGTTTACTTGTTGTAGGCCTTTTGATAAACACTGCAGTTAGTATTAGAACTAGCGATTACGTTAAAACAACAGGCTTGCCAGCTCACATATCCGTCAAGGAAAGAGAACAGCAAATACAATGCCTAGCGCAGAACATTTATTGGGAAGCAGCATCAGAACCATTTGAAGGTAAGGTCGCTGTAGCTCAAGTAACAATAAACAGAATGAATAGTGGAAAATTTCCCACTACTGTTTGTGGAGTCGTACAACAACGTAATATATTTTATGATAAAGTAGTATGTCAGTTTTCTTGGTTTTGTGAATCAACATACAAAACAAGACCCGTACATCCTAAGCTATGGGAAGAAAGTGAAGCTGTAGCAAAGAAGGTATTGTTAGAAGGATTTAGACTTCCTTCTTTAAAGGAAGCACTTTATTATCATGCGGACTACGTTAATCCTAAATGGAATAAAGAAAAGATTGGCAAGATAGGCTTACATATATTTTATAAGGATAAAACAGATGGAAAAATTTGATGTGTACTTTAACACTCTTAAGAACGTAATACAAGATAAGTTTTCTCATCTATCATCTGAGGCTATTGGATGGTTAGCTGTTGTGTTTGTCCATTGCGCAACAATCCCTTCTATATTATCGTTAATCCTTGGTATGTCGGATAAACTTCCTTCGCTTGATGTTGTGATGTTTGCGTGGGGTGGTCTCTTGTTAATGTTTATTCGATCATTAATTATTAGAGACATGCTACACATTATTACAATTGGGCTTGGATTCTTTATTCAAGCGTTCTTATTAGCTCTTGTTGTGTTTAAATAATGAGTGAACAAGAAATTAATGCAATTATCAACGTGCAGGATTTTATCCAAACGATTGAGCGTATTGCTGAAGAAAAAAGAATGGAATACCTTGATGCAATTTTATATTATTGTCAGCAAACGGGCTTAGAAGTAGAGACGGCTGCTGAGTTAATAAAAAAGAATGCAAAATTTAAAGCGCGAGTAAGAGTAGATGCTGAAAGCGCTGGGTATTTTCCGAAGACTGCAAAACTACCTATATGAAGTGAACTATGACTGGTTATGAGGCATACAAGTTGTATGTCGCCTTGAAGAATCATTTTAATTCAGACACATACGACTACTTCCGCTATGGCGGAAAGACAAGAGCAAATGGTAAATCATTTGAAATGAGACCTGACAAGTATTTCTTCATTAAGTTGGCTAAGCATAAAGATCCTGAAAAGTATGTCTTAGCCAACATCATTGAAGATAGCGCAAACGTTTGGGTTGGAGAACTTATAAACGAACAAAGGGCTGAGGACAACTATAAGCGCTGGCTTAGTAGACAAGAATCCCTTACATACATCTTCACGAAAGAGCTAGATGAGCTTGATGAAGAATATAATAACAACTTTACAGTATCAAGTAATAACCATCCACTATTACTAAAATTATTGAATAAGAAAAAGATATCATTAGAGACATTAATTATATTGAATGATATGTGCGGCTTTTTTAGACACTGGAATAAACATATTGACGAAGACGTAATATGGCCAACAATACACAAGACGTGCAAGAAGTACAAACCTTTCTTAAAGTTTGACAAAACTAAACTAAAACAAATAGTCGTTGACAAATTTCAAGTAATAAAGTAATATAAATACTCTATATCATGGTAGTTAGTGGATACGACGAACATACATTTAATACAACGCTTATACGGAGAAAATAATATGAGCTCATTTGCATCACTTAGAAAAAATAGTAAGTCTCAATTTGACAAGCTAGTCACCGAAGTTCAAAAACTGAACGCCCCCACCCAAGGTTCACAAGAAGACAATCGATTCTGGAAGCCAGAAGTTGATAAAGCAGGTAATGGCTATGCTGTTATTCGCTTCCTGCCAACTCCTGAGGCTGATGGAGACGAAGGTGCACCATATGTACGTATTTGGGATCATGGATTCCAAGGTCCTAATGGTTGGTACATCGAGAAGTCTTTAACCACGCTTGGTCAGAAAGATCCAGTATCAGAATACAATTCCCAATTGTGGAACTCTGGAATTGAAGCTAATAAAGAACTTGTACGTAAGTACAAACGTCGCCTCTCTTTCATCTCTAATATCTACGTTGTTAAAGATCCTGCCCATCCAGAAAATGAAGGCAAGGTAATGCTTTACAAGTATGGTAAGAAGATTTGGGATAAGATTGAATTAGCAATGAATCCTGAATTTGAAGATGAGAAGAAGATCAATCCATTTGATCTTTGGGAAGGTGCTAACTTTAAG